GTAATGGGTCAGTACAATCAGAACACGCTGGTCGTCAATGGAACTCAGGTGGGTATTGGAACCGGTTCTCCTACAAATAAACTCACTATTGCCGGAGTAAACAGTAATGGAATTACTCTGACAGGATCAAATGCAACAATCACAGCTGCTGGAACGACGCCAAATCTAATATTGACGGCGGGTACTAATATTTACTTACGCCCAACTAGTGGGTATGTCGTAACTGTAGACGCCGGAAATGGATTATACGCCACCACAGGAAGCATTCGTGCTCCAATATTTTATAATAATGGAGATACAAATGAAAGGTTATTTGGTGGTAATTTAGTATTACGCGGCACAGCTCCTACAATTTATTTACGAGACACTGATGGTCGTTCGTCTGCGCTTCATACAAATAGCAATCTGTTTTATATTTTACCTGCTCCAAACGATTCAGAATCATACGCACAGGTTGCAAATAGCCAGTGGCCGTTTGTTTTAAACTTAACTAATAACGCGCTAAATCTAGGCGGAGATCTGACTATTGCTGGAAATGCTACCATATCCGGAGGTACGATTAGCGCTACAACGTTCAGTGGTAATGCAACAACTGCCACGACGCTTCAGACTGCTCGCAATCTGACGATCAATGGCACGGCTAGATCTTTTAACGGATCAGCTGATATTTCTTGGACCGCCGCTGACATTGGACTGACGTCTTATCTACCTTTAACTGGTGGAACTATTTCCAGCAACTTGACAATTACTGGAAATCTTACTGTAAATGGAACAACCACTACAGTCAATTCTACTACTACCACGCTCGATGATCCGATTATTACTTTAGGTGGAGATACTGCGCCAGGATCAGATGATAACAAGGACCGTGGTGTAGAATTTCGCTGGCATAATGGTACCGCTGCCAAAGTAGGATTTTTTGGATACGATGACAGCACTGGGTACTTTACTTTTATTCCAGATTCTACAAATACGTCGGAAGTATTTAGCGGCACTCAAGGTGATATTCAGGCATCTAATTTTCGCGGCAATCTGATTGGTAATGTTACAGGAAATGCTGCAACTGCCACGACGCTACAGACCGCGCGCACCATTGCAGGTGTATCATTCAATGGATCTGCGAATATCACACTGACTGGACAGAACATTTCTACGAGTAGCGGTACTGCTGCAAACGACATCGAAGTTGCAAAGTACCTTCGTTGGAAGAACTATGGTAATAATCATATTCTGATCGACGCATCAGCCGGGACAAATCCTGCCGGCGGCGCAATTGACAGATACACCCCAGGAAATACAATCAACAGCACTGGTGCAGGAAGTAATACCTGGGGCGAAGCAATCAGCCTGATGGGATGGAACGGTAGTGCGACATATGGAGTTCGCGTGGATCGCGCTCGTTCCATCGACAATCAGGCAAATTCTGCTACAATTACTGCTACATCGGCAAATACCGCTAGCCAGATTGTTCAGCGTGATAGTAATGGTGATTTCTCTGCCCGCAATATTACCACACAGGACTATTATACAAATGGATGGTTTAGAAATAATAATAGCAATAGCGGTCTTTATAATCAGTCAACTTATTTGCACCTTTCCTCAACTGGCGCAAACACGAGCTATTTAGATATTTCTACAGTAGGTTCTACTAATTCGGGTATTAGATTCTATACCGGAGGCCACGTTAATACTTTACGTGGCTATATTGTAGCAAATACATCTAATGAATTGATGCTATGGAATGCTGGCGGAAGCTATTCGGCACGATTCACAAGCACGCAAAGTGAAATCTATCAGGATACTTATGTTCCAACATTGTATGGGAACATAATGTATGATAGACAGAGTACGAGTTTTTACGTAGATCCTGGTTCCACATCTGTTCTTAATCGTCTAAATGTTGCTGGATACCCGATGCGTTCCAGCGCGACGATCGATATGTCCAATACTGGAACATACGCTACGACTAATTATTATCCTGTCACAATTCCTTTAGTATATGGAATGCCAACAAGGATGAGAATTGTCAATGCGTTAAATTCCAATGTACCGTCCTGGGCAACACACGGTAGTGGATTTACGTGCCATGTTGAGTGGACATCAAACGGCTCTGGATGGGGAACAATCGCAGTTCAACGGTCAATTCACCGATATACCGAAGGATATACAAATTCTACGATTTGCGGCGGCATTACGCAGATGACAAATAGTAGTACCGAAGTAATATGGCTTCGTGGTGGCGGTATATATTATTTTGAGGCCGATGCAGATGTCACTCCTACACCTAGAAGTACAACTTACACCGTTAACAGCCAATCAGTAACTTTTCAAAGCAGTGCAGTAAATGACGTTTTATCTGCTGCAACAGATACTCGCCCGTCATTTCAAAGACTAAATCTTACTCAAAGTACAGGTACAGCGCCGATGACAGTTTCATCGACCACGCTGGTTACAAACCTAAATGCTGACTTGCTTGATGGATATAACTCTGCCGAAACAGGGTCAAGTATAATCTTACGTACTCAATCTAATGGCTATCTCAATATCGATAATTGGATACAAGTTGGCAGTGCCGGCCTTTATAGTTCTGTAAATAGCGCTCACTGGACCCCAAATCAAACAGGTGCATATTCTCCATGGAGAATAATTAATTCACGAGGAAGTTATGGCGGTATTTACGACGACTATAGCGGCGTTAATTGGATGCACGACAGTGCTGGTAACGGGGGTATTTACAGGCAAGCAAATAGCCGTTGGTTCTTATATCATAATGTTTCTGAAAACTGTTTAGGAATTGGTGGATCAAGCACGCTTAATGGCTGGCGAGCTCGTGTAAACGGCGCACTTTATACAGATGCTGGAACTTACTCTTCTGCATTTTACGCAAGCAGTAATAGTACTTATTACTTAGATTTAGCAGGTGCAGTAAGCGGAAGAATCAACGGTAGAATCTACATTGGTACGACTACATCTTATACTGCTGGTGGATCTCCAAATCTGACAATCGTAAAAACAAGCGCTGGGGCTCGTGCAGATCATTTAGAATTAAGAAATGAATCGACTAATGCTAATACCGCTTGCTCTATAAACTTTATGATGACGGGTGGCGACTCGTCAAATCCAAATGCGCGAATCGTTTCAACGCGAAGCGCAAGTTTTGATGGCACGCTAGAATTTTATGTTGGCGGAAATCTTACGACTGGCATATTCATCAACAGCTCTGGCAATGTAGGTATTGGAAGAACTGATCCTGGATATAAACTGGATGTCAATGGTTCTACACGAATTGTTACTGCGCTCGGAGTTGGAACTGCTCCTTCCGGAACAACCGGCGAAATTCGTGCCACGGACAACATCACTGCGTATTACTCCGACGAACGCCTCAAGACCAAACTCGGTGCCATTGAGAATCCGATAGAGAAGGTCAAGTCACTCTCCGGATTCTACTTCGAGGCCAACGAGACCGCCGTCGCTCTCGGTTACCAAAAGAAGCGCGAGGTCGGTGTTTCTGCTCAAGAGGTTCAGGCAATTCTGCCAGAGATCATCGCTCCTGCGCCGATCGATGATAAGTATATGACAGTTCGTTATGAAAAGCTTATACCACTCCTAATTGAGGCTATCAAGGAGCAACAAAAACAGATCGAGGAACTTAAGTCTCTACTCTCGAACAATAAATAATCACTACTATGGCACTCACATATACCTGGAAAATCACTTCACTAAAGAAGAAAAACAGCGGATCGCTCAATGGAGTGGTCTTTCAAACATATTGGCAGAAGACCGGCACAGATGAAAACGGTCACACTGGCGTATTCTCCGGAGCGACTCCGTTTGATCCCGCTCAGGTCGATCCAAATAATTTCGTGGCATTCGAGCAGCTCACAGAGGCTACCGTTCTTGGGTGGATTCAGTCTGTTGTGACTGGCCCATACGAGGAGCACGTGAACGAGCAGATTCAGCGTCAGATCGACGAGAAGGTCAATGCCTCATCTGAAGTCGCAGAGGGTGCATTCCCATGGTCACCAGCGGCCCCTGCCACACCAGATCCTGTAGCACCTGCACCGACAACTCCGCCACCAGCTGGATAAGTTTAGGCATTTGATAATACCAAGCTCGGATTTTCGTCCGAGCTTGTTTTCTTTGGTATATAAATAGATCATCTAATTTACCATGGCACTACCATCATCAGGCGCGATTTCACTCAATGCAGTCAACGTAGAACTTGCTCTTTCTGGTACCACGACGATTTCAATGAACCAGGCAAGCGTGCGTACACTATTTGGTGTAGCAAGTGGTGCAATCAGAATGTCTGACGGTTATGGTAAAAGTAACGCAACCGGAGTTTCTTTCAATGCCAGTTATAATGGTGGCGATGAATATATCTGCGAATGGGATGCCTGGGAACCTACAATTTCTGTTTCTGGAACAAGGCCAATTTACTGGGAACTCGTAATGTATTCGAATAATTGCGGAAACGCATACGCCATTAGTTCTGGAAACAGTGGAGGCACTGGATATACGAATTCATACATATTTACTATGTCTAACGCTGCCGCATCAAATGATGGAAGTTATACTGGTGGCGCAACAAAGTATAAAGCTGCTCATTATAAATTTAAAGTGTGGAATTCAGTGAATACAATTTACAGCGGGGCATATCATGTAAATTACGGAACATGTTCGCAGGTTTGTAACGGAACAGAAACCTGTACCGATAATTGCTGCCAAGTGGATTGTTCCGGAGATTGCAATTCTGAATATCAATGCCGTGCAGAATGCGATCAGAGCGATATTGATAACTGTATTCAAAATGGTTGTCCGTGCTGGCCGACGGCGTGTGGCCAGACGTGTACTTGCAATATTGGATATGATACCGTATACGATCAGACAAATTATGCCCCGAACGGCACCTGCACATAAAATTTTATCATGAACACTGAAGAACAAATCGAACAGGCTCGTCAGCAACTTATTTCAGAAGACATTTCTTCTTTTCCATCCTTATTTCAGCAGGCTCGTAATCTTGCTAAACAGGTCTGGGTAAGCGGTACCGCATCCGTTTTACAGGGTAAACCGCTACTTGCAAGTGCAGATAAGGCATATGCGAGATTACAAATTTGTCAGGGTTGTGAATTTTTCCGAGATAATCGCTGTCTAAAGTGCGGATGCTTCATGGAAAAGAAAACACACGTTGATGCCGCAGCGTGCCCTGTAAATAAATGGGGTCCTGAACTTCAGGTAATGTTAACAGAGGAGCAAATGAAAACTCCGCCACCGCAGCCAAAAATTGAATCAATTCCTCCGATGAAAGCAATAGACTTATCCACATATCCAGAAAATGAGCAGGTTGAACTCAGAAAACTTGCGGAGGAAAGCGTTACCCATTATGACGGCAGATTTGCGTATAGTGGAGCCCAATATTATGCGCGATTGGCCCCACCAGATGGAAATTTAGTAATTTATTTTATTACTCCAAAGGCAAAAAGAACAACGATTGTAGATCATCTGACACCTGCGGAAAGGGATGAATTAAATAGTTTGGCAAAGCAAAAATTGCAGCAGGCGAATAATGAGCCAACTATTTTTTCCTTTAAAGACGTAGAATTCCAAGTATTACCTCTATCAAATAACAGAGGCATTCGAATTGCATTGGCCCCAGGATCTCCAGGAATTCCAGTACAGCCTTCCACATAAGGAATACTAAATGGCCTCACCTAATTCCAGACAAACTCTTATCGATTACTGCCTGCGTTCGCTCGGTCAGCCAGTAATCGAGATCAACATCGATGACGATCAAGTGTCTGATCGCGTGGATGAGGCCATTCAATTTTACCGCGAGTATCATTCGGATGCGATCATTCGCCATTACCGTAAGCATCAGTTGACTCAGCAGAACATCACTGACGGATACATCGATATTCCTGATCAGTTGTTGTTCGTGTCTCGTATCTTTCCTCTGGCTAACAATACCGTATCCTCCTCAGGTATGTGGTCTGCTCGCTATCAGATGCACCTGAATGACGTTTACGATCTTCAGTATGCCGGCGCTCTGGTCAATTATGAGATGACTCGCCAGTTCCTGGAGATGTTGGATATGCAGCTGAACGGTGTTCCGCCAGTACGATTCAACCGTCACATGAATCGCCTGTACATTGATCTTGACTGGGGATATCGTGCCGCGGCAGGTGAATACGTTTTAGTCGATGCGTACTCTGCGATCGATCCTGAGACCTACACCGACATCTACAACGATATGTTTCTGAAGAAGTACACCACAGCTCTCATCAAGCGCCAGTGGGGTATTAACCTAAAGAAGTTCGAAGGAATCCAACTTCCAGGTGGAGTCACGATGAATGGCCAACAAATTTACCAGGAAGCAATCGAAGAAATCAAACAGCTCGAGGACGAGATGGAGTTGAAGTACGAGAAGCCAGTGGACTTCTTCGTGGGATAATCCATGGCTCGCAACGTATACTTTTCTCAGAACGTCAAGTCCGAGCAGAACCTTTACGAGGATCTGATCGTAGAGTCGTTGAAGATTTACGGGCAGGACTGCTACTACCTGCCGCGTAACATGGTCTCTCGTGATATGATTCTGAACGAGGCCATCGAATCAAAGTTTGACGACGCCTATATGGTCGAGATGTACCTGGAGAACGTCGACGGATTCGAGGGTGATGGCGCTCTCATGACGAAGTTTGGTTTAGAGATTCGTGACCAGGCCACATTCGTGGTCGCGAAGCGTACCTGGGACAAGCTCGTCGGAGTCTGGAACAACGGTATCATCTCGAGCCGCCCCGCTGAAGGAGATCTGATCTATCTGCCTCTCTCAAAGAGCTTCATGGAGATCAAGTTCGTGGATCACCAATCTCCGTTCTACCAGCTCTCAAAGTTTCCGGTCTACAAACTCCGTTGCGAACTGTTCGAATACTCTAATGAGGAAGTCAAGACTGGTATCGATGAACTCGATAAGCTAGAGCGCCAGTTCAGCACAGAATACTTCTTTGAGATCAACGGTACCGGACCTCTCTTCACCGTTGGAGAGGATGTCAAACAGGTTCTGGTACCGGCATCCGGAGGAAATCCGGCGCAGGAAATTTACGGAAAGATTCTGAAGATCGACAAGGAGTCACCGACTGCTGCATACAAGATTGCAATCGGCGGAATCTCTACTAATGCTGGAGAGTTTGCCAAATTTCGAGTCACGACTGGCGCCACTGATAAGTTGGTCGGTCTCGCATCTGGCGCACAATGGAATATCACAGTGGCATACGAGATTGACAACACTCAGACAAATCTGACATTTGTCAACAATGCTCAGGGTGCACAGAACCGTGCGATGGAGGTGACCGCGGATACCATCATCGACTTTACGGAGAGCAATCCATTCGGAGACCCATCAAATGTTTAGTGGACACTACTATCACGCCACAATTCGCAAGATGGTGTCCGTCTTCGGAACGCTATTCAACAACATTTCTGTGGTACGGAAAGACGGAAATGGTTCTGTCGTAAACATTACGCGCGTTCCTCTGGCGTATGGACCTAAACAGAAGTTCCTGGCTCGTCTAGATGAACAACCAAATCTGGACAATACGAAGGTTGCAATGAAGCTTCCTCGTATGTCATTCGAGATTACCACTCTGACGTACGATGCAAGCACAAAGATCAATCGTAACAATACGCTGACCTTTGCCGCAACGGATCCGGCTAGCCGCAAGGTCATTCGTACCTATGCCCCGTACCGCATGGGACTTCAGCTTTCCATCATGGCGAAGAATCAGGATGATGCTCTGCAGGTTCTAGAGCAGATCCTTCCTCATTTTCAACCGGAGTATACGGTTACCATTAAAGACCTGGACGAACTGAACCTCAAGACCGATGTGCCATTCGTTCTGACTGGAGTTCAGATGAATGAGGACTATGAGGGCGACTTCATTCAGCGTCGTGCCATCATCTACACTCTGGACTTTGAGACTCGTCTGAGATTCTACGGTCAGGTCAACAACAAGGAAGTGATTCAGAA